GATGACAACTCTCACACAAATTCAAGTGAGTCCTGAGTTGCTCGTGCAAGGAACAGCAGTCAAGCACAACAATGAGGATTATGTTGGTTTACCTGGTGACAAGTGGATCTTAATTAAAGGGATCGTTGAATCTGCTGACAATGACTGCAAGGATATTATCAATGATGCCGTGCATCTCTGTCAGCATCAACTTGAAGGTTGTCATGAAACATGCAACAACATTCCCGAGCATCAAAAGAATTTAATCAAAGTGCTCACGATGAAGGTTGAGAATCAAAAGAGTCAAATCGAAAGACTTGAACAAAGCTCCGAGCTTTGGAAATATGCTGCGATTGTTGGGAGCTCAGTTGCCTTGTCGGCTGGCACTTACATATTGATAAAGTAAGTAATCACTCTTAACAATGCAAGTCCCACAAGACCACCTATTAACATCAAAAAAGCTGCTTGCTCACTTCTCATGTTTTCCCTCCAACTGAGCAACCTTCAACTTTAAAGCGTTGAGATCTTCCCATATTTTGATCCGACCATCTCGCTCGGTTGCGTAGTTGGTTTGGATCATATTCTCAAGAGATTCAAGCTTCTTTTCTTGTTGATCATTGATTTGGTCTGACTTAGAAATGTCTGTTCGTAAACTGTTGATCATGTTGGATACATACCAAATCACACCGATCACAGTGCCAAATAGACCAAGAATTTGAAACATCACATTTACATCAATTGTCATGATTACCTCAGCGAAGTGTTATAGTCACGAGGTCACCGGCAGCACGTGCCGAGGCTCCGACAAAATTATGCCAAATGATCCCTGGTGAGTATGTGTTGTTATTATCGACATACACAGCACCATTCTCAACAGCCATAAATCCTCCTTGATCTACAATATCACGTGATGATTTTGCTTCAACTTGACCTTGTGCCTGTGCTCTTACATAATAAACACCAAGATTGTCGGCATCTTCAGCAGCGTTCTCCCTTGCAACATATAAAGGAGTATTCATATTGTTTGCTCTTATATAAAGATTTGAGCTTGTATCATATGACAACACATCCCCTTGAACAATATTACTATTACATTTGATTTTTATCCACGACATAATCTTATCCTTAGCTTAGTTGATAAATTTGATAGGAGATAGTACGCATCTCCTCATCGTCTACATTTTTAACTGATCCACTTAATGACTTCACAACGATTCTGAAAATATCATTATTCACAAAAGTTCCAATACCATAAATAAAAGCTCCATATCTTGAAGTCCTATCTATAGTTACCTTCATTCCAAATTCTCCGGCATTGTTCCTCATTCTCATAGTCATGCTTGTTCCACTTGGGATAGCTAACGTACATACAATCAAATAAGTCCCAGCAGTGGGAATATCAATAGATTCAGCCCAGCGTGTATTAGATAAAGGTGAATTTGATGTAGTTGCATTATTAAAATTAAATCCAGAATCTCTATGCTGTAATGATCCATAATCTCTGATAGTAAAATAGTCACCTGCTGCATAGTAATAGCTTCCCCCACTCCATCCGTAAGTGCTTCCAAATATGGCTAGACCGAGATTGGGTGTGGTGGCTCCTGGATAACTGCCATTCAGCCAATTTGCACCATCGTATTTTATCACCTGATTTGATGCTAGTGAAGATTCAGAAATATAAGAAGCCATATTCACAGGAATGTCACCGGCTGCACTTGGATTCTGACTATCAACTGTGATTTTATTATGACTCATGTTGTCACCTTTATGATCAAGCAGCTAGTAAATTCAGCTATTGTATTACCTTGATTTGCAACGCTATCAACATTAGAGTTCTGTATCACTTTAAAATCAAGAGGTTGATTTGATCCTGTGATACTAGTAAAACTGCTAATAGTCGTTGATGCTCCTCCCGAATATGAATTTGCATTATCACCGATTACTAGAGCTGAGCTTTTAAAAGCTGTTGAATATTTCCATTGGGCCACAAGATAACCACTTGCTGAAAATTCAACTCTAGTCTGTGTTAATATCCAGTATTTACCTACAGGTAAAGTGATAGCGTCATACCAGTCTCCAGTTGAATTTGATAATGTCGCGCCTGTAATTGTGTTAATTGGATTTGTATCATAAAACTCAATACTTTGATTGGCTGCTAAAGATGATGCGCCACTCGTACTATATGCAGCTGACTCACCTTGACCGATCAATATGTATTCCATATCACCTGCAGGAGCTGCCCCATTCACATATCCAGCACCATCATATTTGATGACTTGATCTGCCGAAGGCGTTGTGATTGTCACGTTGTTGAGATCACCGATATCCAAAGATGAGAGTGACACGTTACCACTAGAGTCAGGATTCTGTCCTTGAACTGTGATTTTATTATGACTCATTAGATCACCTCCCAATTGCTTGAACCGTCACTCACAAGAGTCACAGCTTGATTTTGTACTGTCAATGTATAATCTGTTCCAGCCCCTCCGAGGTCGACTTGCTCAGTACCATCAGGAGACAAGATCAAGTTGTTGCCTGCTGTCTTAAGTTTCACACGAATCTCAGTTCCTGCCGTCACACCACTCAACGCAGGGAGATTGATTGTGATCGCTCCTCCTGATGTATCAGCAGAGTAATGAGTTGAGGCTGCTCCTGTAACCGGTGAAGATGCTGATGTGATTGCTGTGTATGTGAATCCACCTCCTCCACTTGCTTGATCAACCCAATCAAGATTCCCACTTCCATCAGTTTTCAAAACTTGATCAGCAGTTCCGTCAGTGTTTGGGAATGTTAAAGTGTATGATGCAGCAGCTGAATGAGGAGGCCCCTTGAGTGTGATGCCATGACTGTTTTGTTCACAGTTCAAAACAATTTGACCACTTCCTCCGGTTGCATTCCCTTTGATCGTGACTTTGCCTGTTCCATCAGGAGCAAGCTCAATCGCACCATTGGAGACGCTGACAATGTCTTGACCATTGACATCGAGATCACCACCGAGTTGAGGAGTTGTATCATCGACAATGTTGATTGCAAGATCATCGTTGAAAGATGAAAGATTGATCGCACTCAAAGCCGTTGACACAGCTTGATTCGATCCATTACCAAGGAAGATTTTATTGCTGTCAAGATTAGGGGTTGCATTCGTACGACCTGCGCCACCGATCTTGTAAATGCCACTATTACCAGTGCCATCAACTTTCACAACTCGACCAATGTTTTGAATGAGATTTGACTCTCCTGCTGGTGCAGAATTTGCCAAGGCTCCTGCTGTGGTTTCACTTACAAACAAAGTGTCACCGACTGCAAATGATCCTGTATTGATTCCTTCAAGGTTACCAAATGTTACGATCTGAACTTCAGCATTGAGAGAAGCTGCAGCATAACAAACACCAAAAGCTGGCATTGTTGACGCACTGTTTGCTTGTGCTTTCTCAACTGTTGGAACGCCTCCCGAGACTCCTGCAATGTAAACAACATCACCCTTACTCAAGGCAACGTTTGCTTTTGCTTTGAATCTCACAGCACCATTCAGATCTCCATGAGTTGTCACAAAGCGATTTGTTTCACTTCCTATTGTGTGAGTTTGATCACCATCAGCAAGAAGATCACCACCCATTGTCACCTGAGCAACGGAGATGTTTGTGGTTGTGGTTGCACCATTGTCAGTCACTTGTTGCAAGGTTTCACCTGCACCACTTGGAAGGTTGGTCAACTGTGAACCATCAACAGCAGGGAGACGAGATGAACCATCCAACTGAACGACGTTATTGGCACTTGTTCCAACGTCAAGAGTTGAACTTGTACCAAGTCCCAAATTGGTTCTTGCTGTCGCAACATTATTCAAGTCACTGAGGTTGCTTGCAATTGCAAGTTTTGTGTTGTCGGTGCCTGTGACTCCTGTTAACTGTGAACCGTCGACAGCTGGTAGACCTGTGGCATCCAAGACAACAACATTTCCATTGCTTGTCCCTGTGTCAAGAGTTGCACTTGTGCCAAGTCCCAAATTGGTTCTTGCTGTCGATGCACTATTCAGATCACTGAGATTGTTTGTGATCAACAAGGCACCTGTCGGACTGATGTTAGTTAACTGTGAACCGTCAACAGCAGGAAGTTTAGAAGTTCCATCCAATTGCACAACATTATTGGCACCTGTTCCAACGTCAAGAGTTGAACTTGTACCAAGACCAAGATTCGTTCTTGCTGTTGTTGCGTTGTTCAAGTCACTTAAGTTGTTTGCAATTGCAAGTTTTGTGTTGTCCGTTGATGTGACTCCTGTTAACTGAGAGCCGTCAACAGCTGGCAGACCTGTGGCATCCAACACAACAACATTCCCATTGCTTGTCCCTGTGTCGAGTGTCGCACTTGTGCCAAGACCAAGATTAGTTCTTGCCGTCGAAACATTATTCAAGTCACTGAGGTTGCTTGCAATTGCAAGCTTTGTGCTGTCGGTGCCTGTGACTCCTGTTAACTGTGAACCGTCAACGGCAGGGAGACCAGTTGCATCCAAAACAACAACATTCCCATTGCTTGTCCCTGTGTCAAGAGTGGCACTTGTACCAAGACCCAAATTGGTTCTTGCTGTCGCAACATTATTCAAGTCACTGAGGTTGTTTGCAATCGCCAACTTTGTGCTGTCTGTGCCTGTTACGTTTGTTAATTGTGAACCGTCGACAGCAGGCAGACCTGTGGCATCTAATACAACAACGTTCCCATTGCTTGTCCCTGTGTCAAGCGTCGCACTTGTGCCAAGTCCCAAATTCGTTCTTGCTGTTGTTGCGTTGTTGAGGTCACTCAAGTTGTTTGCAATCGCTAACTTTGTGTTGTCTGTCGCTGTGATTCCTGTCAATTGTGAACCGTCAACAGCTGGCAGACCTGTGGCATCTAATACAACAACATTTCCGTTGCTTGTTCCTGTATCAAGAGTTGCACTTGTGCCAAGACCCAAATTGGTTCTTGCTGTCGCAACATTATTCAGATCACTCAAGTTGTTTGCAATCGCTAACTTTGTGTTGTCTGTCGCTGTGATTCCTGTCAATTGTGAACCGTCAACAGCTGGGAGGCCCGTTGCATCTAATACAACAACGTTCCCATTGCTTGTCCCTGTGTCAAGCGTCGCACTTGTGCCAAGACCAAGATTCGTTCTTGCTGTTCCTGCATTATTCAAGTCACTGAGGTTGCTTGCAATTGCAAGAGCATTCACATCAGAAGCACCCAAAGACACAACACCTGTTTGACCATTGACCGAGGCCACTGCGTCAGTGTTGTCAATTACATCAAACATTGCTGATGTGATTGGTGAGCTTGCATCTTGATTGAACACAATGTGATCACCAACATTTAAAGTCACACCTGCCAAAGTACCTGCAACCGATACAATGTAGAAGTCACCTTTCTTTGCTGAGGTCAACACTGGTGAGTTTGTTGCTGCGTCGTATGATCCTTTATAAACAAGACCACCGGTTACGGCTCCTCCACCTGTTCCACGAAAAGATTCAAATTTAATTGCCATGATTAACCTCGATTAAATCCACAGTAGATCACAAAAGCGTCAGATGAATCAGCTTTCTTATATGCGATGCTTGTGATGTTGGAAGATGCAAGAGCTTGACTATCAACTGAGTAAGATGACAGCAATGGGATGACTCCATCAGTATTAGTCACACCATCACCAGCACCAGCAGCAGCACGAAGCTTCACAAATGATACTGTTGATGTGTTGGATGATACGGCCCCGAGATAAGCGAACTTAAGAGAAGCATCAATCTGACTTCCTGTGGTTGGATCGTAAAAGTCACTTGATGTCAACGAGTGCCAATCTGTATCACTGACACCACTTGCATTATAAGCACCAATGATCTGACCTGCTGAGATTGGATTTTGAACTGATAATTTACTGCTCATTTGTTTTATTCTCTTTCTTTTTTGCTGCGACATTTGCACCAGCGTAAACAAGATACAAAGTGTCAATAAGCCCGAGGACTTCAGTTGATGCTTTGTTGAATGCTGACAAGATGCACACTGCTGTCAATGTAATAAGAAACATGAAAGACTTTCGCCCTCCAAAGGTTTTCATAAGTTTACTCATCATAGTCTCCACTTGCCAATCTGTAAATGTGAGCAACATCAAAAATACTTCTCTGACGCTTGATGACTCCCTCTCTCCATTCACCGTCCGGACCTTCTCCTTTGGCATTCCCTTCGATCGTGTCAAAGTTGCCATCCTCATCAGGTACACTCAAAGCGATGGTGATGTGATTGCCGTATGAAGGAGACTTCTCTTTTGATGTATACACAACAACGATGTCACCAATTGCAATCTCTTCGACTTTTCGCGCAGTGCCTCCCCAATTATTCCAAAGACGGTAACAGCTTGGAAAGATCTTTTGACGAATGTTGAATTTAGCTTGTGTATAACACCAAGCAGCGAAAGCACCACACCAAGCAAATTGACCATTACGAGTATAGTCTTTCTCCCAAGTCCATCCGATTCCATCCATTGATTTAATGTATAGATTGATTCGAGATGAGTCACCACCAAGACCGGGCTCTGTCACGTTCATATTCCATTCAGATTCTGCACGATCAACAACTTGTTTCACGTGTTCATTGGGTTGCAACTTTGTCTCGAATTCTCTTGATACATATTCCATGGGACTAAGGTCAAGCTGTAAGTGACTTACGTCACGCTTCAAGCGTCGGACTTTGTCCTCAAGTTGAGAGACTTGTTTTGTTAAATCTGCTTTTGTAAGTTTCATCAAGCATACTCCTGAGCATCATCTGAAGATCCAAGGACACCGGCAGCACTCGCAAGATAAGCGTCTTGCTTGTGGTCTGCTGATGCACTTGTATAAATTGTTGGTTCAAGGGTTCCGAGGGTTGACACGCCATGAACAGCAGTGAAAGTCACTGTTGATCCTGCAATTGATTGGATGGTCAAACCTGTGATTGCATTGTCCTCATCACCAAATGGAAGGAAGTCAACCACGTCACCAGCTGCAAAGAAGGCAGTGTCATCACTGCTGAATGTATTTGTTGAGACTGTGAGCTGTGTGGTTGATGTGATAAACGTCACCTTCATGGTTGAGTTCCAATTGACAACCGAGATCCCTGTGCGAACAATCTCAAGATCACAACCTTCACTCATAAGCTCTTGAGTGATTGACTTGATCATACCGATCTTATCAGTCACACCATAGTCATCACCAACATCCTTGAGATGAGGAGATGAGCACTTAACATAAGAGCCAACTTCAAGGAAGATTGATTGACCTGTGCCGATTGAACCTGTCCATAATCTCATTGGATCCGACAATACATTGAATACTCGTGAGGCAATTGGGAGGAAATAATTGAAAGCATCACCAGCACCTGAGCCAACATCAAGAGACTTAAGGCCATAGAGCTCAATGCTTATCTTGCTTTTCTCTCCACCATATCGGTTGATTGATTCTTGATTGTTATAAATGATATGTTCAAGGAATTCGTTTTGATCATTGTCCCATTCATATTTGATTTCAACTTGTGTGACAATATCCTCATAAATACTCCATGTGGGTGGTGGATCTGTCAGCCAATCACCTGCTGCGATTGTTGCAGACACAAAGTCATCTGTCTCAGTCCCCAAAGATTCAAGTGTGATCTTTGGCACACCTGCCGAGCTTCGTCTCATGATGAGGATGCAACCGATTGACTTGAGCAATGAATCAAAGAAGTCACGTGGGTTGAAGTCATCAACAGAGAAACCACGACTCAACCATGAGATTTGCCTTGTGCCATTGGTCAAGAATGAGTTGACATCAATGTTGTCCTCATGGATGGAGAGACCAAAGCCAAGATCATCATATGACCCATTGTTCCCACCTCCACCACTTTGAAGGATCTTCAACATCATCTCACCAGGTGACACAAAGTATTCAGTGACACCACGTTTGACAATCGTTCTGTCATTACCATTCCAATCACCAAAGTGACCTTGATCAACATTCTCTCTGAATTGTCTTAAATGAATTAAGAACCCTGTTGACAATGCCGTCTCATGACTTGCTTGATAATAGAGAGTTTTGATTCTTTGATCTTGATAATCAAATGTTTCAACTTGAATCCCATAAAATACTCCTGCCGTTGCCGAGGTTGGCAAGTTCAAGGAGCTCTCACAAAGTATACCTGGTTCATTGGCTTGCTTGTATGCAGGAGCAACATTGATATCTATAAATGAAGATGTTGATCTGTGATTCTTAAATTCAATTGTTTGAACAAGTCGACTATTGCCTGCATAGTTTGGTTTTGTTCCGTCGTTCCAATAATCCAAAGGATAAAAGACTCTTGCTGTGTTTGCTAGTCTCACACGACTTTCACGCTGGTCGTTTTTCCAATAAGCATATTGATAGTTTGGGCTTGTACGATACCATGCTGACGAATACCAAAGATGGATCCTTCCATCATGGTTGTTGCGATGATCTGATAACGTGGTTGCTCTGATCTGATTGCCTCTGATTCGAAAGCTTGAGAAGGCTCCATCAATACCAGTGTGAGCAGTAATATTCGTCAAAGAGTTGTTGATGACATCAGGCCAATTCTCAAGGCTATCATTGGCTAATTCAAACCGTTTGATCTCACCACGATTCTCAATCCTTACATTGTAATCACCTGCATTGATAGCAGCGATCAAAGCAACTTGACTCAATGCTCCTGTAACAGTGTGAATACATGTGACTCTTGGTGTACCTGCGACAGTTGTCAAGGTCTCCGGATAGATCTTGTCCCCAAAGAATGAGATCATCATGGGATACCGAGGATGACAAAGTGTTGCATTCTCATCTTGACCATTTGGCAAGCTTGCATCATAGATGTCTTGTAGTGGTGCATTTGTTGGATACAGCAAGTCAAAGTCTGTCTTTGTGCTGTCAGTTGCATTCTGTTGAGCATTGGTCAAATAAATGCTGTAATCATTACGGAAAGCAGACCCAAACTCAAAAGTGTTTGATCTGTTTTTAAAGAAGTAATGATGATCTTGAAGTAAGAAAGATGATGAACCTTTTTGATCACTCAACTCAGTATCAAGTAAGGCAGTCAAAGGAATCAAAGAGAGATTGATTGTTGATCCGTTCTCTGCGTATGGAGATGACTCAATGAAGCCGTTAATGATACAAGTATAATCACCAACGTGACCTTTTGAATCTTGGTTTGCAACAAAGAGTTTTGCTCTCCTACCTCGAAAGACTGTGATCTTATCTTCCACAAATGGGATCGATGAGGTTTGTGCGTCAATCCTGTGTGATTGATATTGACTGCCAGCAACACCACGATCAGCAATTGTCATACTTGACGAAGTGAATGCAGTTACTCGAAAAGTCTCTGCACCAATGTGCATGAGCCGGGGAGTTGATAATGAGGATAGATCAGAATCAAGATTGATGGTTTGTGGAAGTGCGTCAAATGTAATGTCACTCTCAAGGTTTGCTCTTGAGATATTTCCCGACCTTTTGCCGATACGACCAAAGACAACACCTGGATCACTCGCAAGACCATCCTTGAGAATGGATAGCTCAAGAGATATTGAGCCATACTCAGCAACCCCACCATTTGGATCAATAGAACTATTGAAAGCACCAACGGCAACAATCGCTTGACTGTCATCATAAGAGATCCCACTGATCAGATTAGCATCCAAGTTCGTGGATGAAGGAGGGACAATTGAATGATATCGATATTGCAAGCCTGCAATCTGAAGCGCAAAAACTCGCCTTCCATTATCTTGGGATATGCTCATGATCTATCAGCCTTGTAAAGGTCAAAGGTTGAGAAGGCTTTCAGCTTGCAATCAGTGCAAGAGATATTGAATACAACTCGCTCTCCTCTTGCTTGATACACTCCGACAGTGTTTGGAATATACAAGGGACGTGGAGCCTCGGGACTTGTGTTTGTTGGAACGGCAGCAGGTATGATGTATCCTGAATCAACCATGTAACTTGATCCGATTTGAGTCGATGTTTCTGAGGAGAGTTCAAGGCTGTCAGCAGAATTAAATCTGATTCCATAATCAGCAACTGCAACTTGACTATAACCGGAGCCCGAATCATTCAATAGTCCGATCTCAACATCAATTACAGGAGAGAATGCTGAGGATCCTGCATCCTGTGAAGTTGATCCACTTTCATATTGAATGATAACACCTATCCAATCAGAGACAAGTCTTGTAGCAGATATCAGCTTGTGAGTCTCAGTGTATCCTTTTGTGATGAGTCCTTGACTAGGTGATACTTTAGCATTCATATAGTCACGACCCGAAGCTGTCAAAGCTGGTGTATATGTTGACCTCATGATTGGATAATTGACACGATTCAAAAACTTGACATAGTTCAATTGATTCAAAGCGTTTGACATGGATGAGACAGCAGACCCGAACAAGATCTCTCCATTGTTGCATGATGTCTTGTTTGGTAATAAACTGTAAGCTGTTGAAATCAACATGTCAGACTCCTATCAAACTCAATCCAATAATTGTGTTTCTTGTTTTGGCTGCTCCTGTTATGGCAGGAGGATATCGATTGGCTCTTGGTGTATCCAAGTCCACAAGGCTCGCACTGTTCTCAGCATTGTTGTCAAATGTTGCGTCATAGTAAGGAAGACGAGTATCACCAACAACAGACAATTGACCATTGTCAATCTCCAAGTCAAAAGTGTGCCATCCTATAGTCGTATCACTTGCTTGATTGATGCTCAATGATTGACCAAAGAATGTGAAGTCAATGTCACCGATTACTTTGACATGAAGTTGCAACTTGTCAAAGTCAAGGTTTTCAAACCCCGACGGCAACAATGGATAAGCCAACAAGGTGCCAATGTCACCAGATCCGATATAAATCTGACTCATTGCTGCCTCGGTAAAACTTGGAAACAATGTGGATGATGTACTATAAACACCCGACCAACTCAGCAGTGATCTGAATCGTTTTCTCAACTCATCAATATTGTCAATTATGTTGTGAGCAAAACGAGACGTGAATGCTTGATTCACCTTCAAGCGATTGATCCCAAATGGAGTAATGGCCTTTGTATTATCATAGGGAGTCTTTTGACCTGCTGATAATGGTGAGGCTAGTCTCTTGAAGTATCCCATGACTGAAAAGATTTCAACTTCAGCACCAGAGTTCGCTTGTACTTCCATTGTCACAGTTGCATAGTAATGAGTACCACTTGAAGGAAACGTGACAGTCACGTCATTGTTTGCAAATCCGTTGGTTGTTGAGCTCAGACTTAAGACTGATGTGAATGTGCTTGAATCTATGTCAACTGTAAATCTCACATTGCAACCGGTGACTGTTCCATGAGTACGATAATTTATGATGAACTCAATCTCGTCATGTTCAAGTGACACAAGTGGAACTCTCCATTCTGCCATCTCGACATAAGAGGATGAGTCAGTGATAAAGCAACTATCTGCAAAAGCTTGAGACAAAACATTCTCACAATTGCCAGTTGCAAAAGCAAAGTTTGAAGCGTTCCCCATTCTTTCAGGAGTCTCGAAAGTGACTTGACGGCCTGCGACGGTTGACGCTGGGTCTGAGAGAATTGCTGATGTGCTATAGCTGTTACTCATTTAAGTGCTCGATCCTCATGCCAACAGGCACACGTCTCCTCATGTTATTAGGGAACATCAAATCAAACTGACTACTTACCATCGATCCACGAATACGACCTTCAAAACCGTTTCTTGCACTTGTTTGTAATAGATTGTAAAGAGGTTCTGCGTCAGCAGTGATGATCGATCTTCTTGAGTCACCCCATACTTGATAAAAGTTTATTCTCTCACCTGGTGAGCACAATGGGACAAAGTTGTGAATGAAGTGCTGATATAAATCTATTTGATCAAGCCGAGCATCCAAGTCAAAGTCCAAGACAGAATCGCGATAAGTGCCGATATAATTTGAAGTGTATCCTCCACCAATCTTCCTCCTTGATTGAGCAACATTCTCAACATTGATATGATGTCTTTGATAAGGTCGTGACGGAACAAGCACACCCGAGCAAGGATATGTTGCAGTTAAAACAGTGTATCCGTTGACTGTTGTTGTTGACTCTGTACCTGTGAACCCGAGAAATCTTCTCAATGTATTGTCTGTTGTATTCCAAAGCCATGAAGTTGCCAAAGCTGAATTAACAACATGACCAGCATCATTCAAATACCATCTTGTGTCTGAGCTTGTTGCAGCGACATCAGCAGCTTCCAAAGAGTTCGATCCATCATCAGCGTCACCATTGCCACGAACACGACAAGCCACGACAAGATCTTGAGCTCCACCGGTAAAGTTGAATAAGAATGTGTTTGATCCTCCTGAGGTTTGTTCAATCTCATAAGAGAATGATACAATCTCACCTCTTGACCACTCTGAAGGAGCTGTCACAAGATTGGTCAGCTTTGGACCTAAGACAGATCCACCTGCATTGGAATTGATAAAGGTTGTACCAATGCCAAAGACATCAGTGACACCGTCGAGAGTTGATGATGAGTTGAATCTAATTCTGAATACTCCATCAGATGAAATCTCAAGCTTGTCATTCTCATCAATGCCGACGTGCCAATCAGTTCCAAAGTTGGACGATGCCAAACAGAATGCAGACAAGTCCTTGCCTGTGGCCATTCCTCTACCGTTAAGCATCGAAATCATATCTTCATAGTTTGACAACCAAGTCACGTCAACATTTGTCGAGCTTCTTGTTCCTGCTCTTGTTGGAAAGCTTGACATGTCAAGACCTGTCAAGAGTGCGAAGTTGGGAGATGGTGATGGATTCATGACATTCTCCTTGCGCCACGTCGACTTCTCGACATGACTTTTGTTATGCGATCGGCAAGAGCTTCCTCGGCTGCTCGTTTTGTATCATACACGACAGCACCCGAAAAGTTAATATTAAAGACTTGAGTTGAGGTTGTGGCCTCTTCTCTCTGTGGAGCTTGACCAACTGTTTGGGGTGATCCACTTGGAGACACACCACCAGCACCACCAGCACCACCTCCACCACCTCCACCCATTGCTGATCCTGCGAGACCTGCTGCTCCTGCTGCTGCTGTGAAGATACCTGCTGCTTTAAAGAAGCCCGGTGCTGCTGCTGCTGTCAATGGATTTGCTAAAGCTGCAAAACCTTTGGCAGTGTTCATCAGTGCTTCAACTGCTGCTTGTTGTGACAAGGCCATGAGTAAAGCACCGACTGACTCCTTGAAGGATTCACCAAAGAACAAAGCACCAACGGCAGCCTCAGCAAAGCCACGTCCCATTTGACCAAAGAATCCTTGAACGGCTTTCATGGCTTGACTTGATTCATTGGTGATCAAGCTCAATCTCTCAATTCCATGCCTTCTCTGAAGCTCTGTGATTTGTTCCTGGTTGCCTTGAGCCTGTTGTAATTGTTGATCATAGTTGAATTGCAAAAGTGCAAGCTCTCTCTCAAGATCATTCTCAGTCTGCTCAATATTGAAGCGTCTTGTTTCAAGTACAAACGCTTGACGCTTTTGAGCTTCCTCTTGTTCAATCCTTGTTTTCTTGGTTTCTTCTTGTTTGGTGATTGCGTTGAGCTGATTGTAATATGTGAGAGTTGCAATCTGTTGCTGTCTTTGATTGTCTTTAGCCAGCTTCAGAGAGACATTGTATTGATGAGTAATAAGCTCTATTTGTTTTTGGATGGAGTCCTCTTGGCTTTGAATCTTCAATTGTTCAATCCTTGCTTCTTCAGCAAAAATCCTCAATGCCTCTTGTTCTCTTCTTTGAGCATCAGCTTTCTCTCGGTCTCTTCGTCTTTGAGCTGCCTCCATGCTTCGTCTTGCACGTTCTTGTCTTTTCTTTTCAGCTTCCTTCTCAATCTTCTCAACCTTCTTGACTGTTTGTTGATTGACAAGTGCTCTCTGATCGAGTGCTTGTATCTCTGCCTCAATCGCTTTGTTTTGTGCTTGAAGTGCTTTTTGATTCTCTTCGTTTTCTTTGGCATATATCAAAGCCAACTGAGCACGTCTCTCAATCTCAATCTTTGCAAGTTGAGCAGACTCCTCAGATAGTTTGTTTTCATGCTCGATAATCTTGAGTGACTTTAGTCTCTCAATGTTCTCTTTGACCTTAGCAGAAAGAAACTCAGCAGAACTCTCCTCAAGCTCTTTGTATTTCTTGGCTTGCTCCTCAAGATCCTTTGAGACTTGCTTTTGTAAAGGTTCTAAAACCTTGAGTTGTTTTTCAACTTCCTTTTGAGCCTTATTAAAAGCTTTCTGAGCTTCATCTTGTTTGTTTGCAAGGTTGATGACTTCACGTGCATTTTGAGCAGTGATCTCAATATTCTCACCTCTTGCTTTTTTCAGTTGTTGTTCAGCTTCAAATTGTCTTTGAAAAGCTTTGGTTAGCTTCTCTTGTGCAAACTGCAACTTTTCTTTTGCAAACTGTGATTCAAGAATGCCAAGTGATAACTTTTGAAGTTCGTCACCAAGAGGTAAAACACCTTTTTCACTCAAGGCTTCAAGCTTACTTTGCAAGTCACCAGCTGCTGCAGACATTGCGCTTGTGTTTTCCTCAGCTTCTTGAGCTGCACCACTGATCAACTTGAATGTTTCATAAAGGCCAAAGCCAGCAGTCACCACCATCCCAATGGGACCAAGTAAAGCAGTGAACCCCATGACACCACTTTGAGAAGCTTGACTCATGCTTCCCTTGAGATCACCAAAGGCATCGACAAGACCAAAGACAGACTCCCCAATTGACCCCAAGCCTTCACCAAGTTTCTCATTGGTTGACCCCATGTTTTCAGCAAGTTTCTTGCCTGCCTCTCCAATGGAGCCAAGACCGTCTTTAATATCTTTGGTCCCTGTCAGCTCGACATCAATCTCTATTGTGCCACCATTAGCCATATGAAGCCTCCTTCATGCTTTGCTCGTGTTGACGTGCAATCATTTGGTTGTGATTATATTCTATTATCTCAAGACTTTCAATGATTGCACAAGTAGGAGCAGGATATATGTCATCCATCTTGATCAATCCTGTCTTGATTCTGTTGTAGTTTGTAATGAGTGAAGCAACTCGATTCATGTCTGCAATGGGACATGATCTAATCTTTAAATCAGAGTATGCCTCTCCTGAGTTGGGTGCGATTCGATAAGCTGGCATAAACAATCCAAGCTCATCCTTTTGAGCTTGTGGAAGTCCCTGTTGAAATGATCCTCCACAATTCCCACGCTTTCGCCTCAGTCCCTTGTCACTCCTACACTGTGAACAATCCCAGCCTCTTCCTTTACTAAAAGGAATCCATATGGAAGAGGCAAGAGCTATTTTCCCGAGTCACCCACAAGAGACGCTCTCTGAATATGCAAGACCAACTCTGTGATTGTTGTCACACGCATACCGTCGGGACGAATCTGTTGAATCATCTCGATTGTACCAGGTTGACCATCGATTGACACAAGGCTTTCACGAATCATTTCAAGATACACTCTTGAGATGTATGCTTCATAATCTGCATAAGCTTCACGTTCGTCAATGGGAAGCTTGTGATGCCATCTTGCTTTTTCTCTTGAATCGTTGGGAGCCTCAACCCACAGCAAGCGACCGAGCTCACTGCGAGAATAGGCACCTGCACGAATCTCGGCTTGTTCTCTCTCAGCAGGACCCAAAGGTCTGAGAGTGAAAACAGTTGCCTTCTCTCCCACATCTTCAAGCACATTCATGTCACCAGTGTTCAAATATTGTCCACGTTGGTCATCTGTGCAAGTCACTGATATGTCAGCAGTGACAACCACGTCAAAGGTTGTATTTGTAGATGTGAGAAAGTTAATGGCCATATTATAGTCCTAATGAGATTCTGAATGGTGAACATCCTGCATTTGACTCATAAGCAGATCCACCACTAACATCACCGGCAAAGCGTGATTGATTATACACGAGAGTCTGACGAACGATGTCATTACCACTCACGTCATATTTTGATGGATCATCTGCAAGCTGAGCAGCAGGAATCATGATTGCACAACCTTCGCCATCAGCTGAAGGTCCTGTCCCTACTAACACTTGACGAACTGTTCTGTTGAAGTAATCATTTGCAATTGTTGTATTTACAGTTGACAAGGTCAAAGTCAATTCAACATTTACGTCAGTGATTTCCATGTCAGACATCGCAAGGATTGATTCAGAATGACCAAGAGGAGTCAAGGTATTTGTCACAGTCAAAGAGAAGTCCTCACAATCAACAGCAATTCGTCCGAGTGCGTCAGCACTTGTTGCATTTGTCAATGAAGATGGTGAAGCATTCGAGATCACGACATAAGAGTTTCTGAAGAAAGGTGGCGCGCCTGCGTTGTATGTTGGCTCGATTGGTCCCACTGCACTTGAATGATCATCTTGAATAAGTGCTGCTTGATATGTGAAGTCACCCATTAAGCGACCATTGTCAAGACTGATAGCAAGGCTCTCAAGTACGCAACCATAAGCATAAGAACGGAAGTTCACACCATCAACACGAAAAGTCAGTGAGTGAGTTCTTGTGCCTGTTTGAGTTCTTGAACCTGGATACCAAGTTTGAGTCCCTCTCAATGTTGGAGTACCTGTGAATCCTGCTGAGAAAGCTGGTGAGACTGTCACAGTTGTACCACTCACTTCAGTGATTGCAGAGTATTCAACAGCACCATTGATGATGCTTGACAACAATGTGCCAATGTCAGCAGCTGCGAAACCTGTGGCTTCAACATTATTGACATCGGTGACGCTTGATGCTGCTACTGATGCAACACTTCCAACTTGAGTTTTAAATCCTGCGCCCAACAAGTATCCGAGATAGTTGGCTGAGTAATCGCTTGGAGTGCTTCCGATTGTTGTCAGATCAACTCTCAAGTTCACTTGTCCTGTTCTACGACGGACACGATTGGCACCGTTCCAAACTGTGTCGGGCTCTGGTGGTACAAGATACGATCCATCTCTTGCATCGTTTCTCTCACTTGCCACAACGTCACCATAGATTAAGATTGGTTCACGTTCACAAGGGATCGAAGTATATGTGTATCCTGAGTTGTCAGGTAGATTTGTGGATGATGACAGTGAACCAAAGCTGGTCTCAACTGCAACGCTTAAGCTTCTATGCGTAACACTCATGTTAAGCCTCCAAATATAAAAGATCAAAAGGAACAACAAGCAAGTGACCAAGAATCTCACCAACATCATCAGTGATCAACTCTGCTCTTGATTGCAATGGTATCACCGAGATGATCCCTGTTGTATTAAATTCATATTGAGGACCCTTGATTGTATCAATCAGTTTTCCGGCATCCTCGTTCATCATGCGAATCTTGAAGCCTTCCTCTTTCGGAATAGCATATCGCACATTTATCTCGATGGTGACACGCTTCCGACCACTGAGGCCAGCACTGCCGTCATCCATTGCGAGTGAAACGATCTCAAGAGTAAATTGTCTTTGACTCTGAAATCTTGTGTTTAGTGGAGAGACAAGGCCCGAGCCGTCATCAATGCAGACAAAGCCATGATGAGAGTCAGTCTTTGGATCAATTGCCTCAATCATTGTCTTGATCTTGTCAAGTGCTTGAAAGATTCCTCTGCTCATACATTTCTCCCTAGTTTCTTGGATATGTCAAAAGCAACGGCATTCACAAGCGTGTCAATTTCATTGTCAGTCAAGCCAATGTAAGGACGAACTTTATGAACTTCATATCCATAATGTTGGACATGTTTTGTTAAGCCGATTCTGAAACGAGTCTCAGTTGCTGAAAGGACAACAAGATTATTCATCAATTGTCCACTCAATACAAGATCAACCTCAGCAGTTTGACCCTGTCCTCCTCGACGCTTCCTTGAATCTTCTTTGTATTGTCGATACCCACCAGCATAATAGATTGACTTGCCGGTCCTTGACAACCTGGTGCCTCCCTTTGGTTTGAGTCGTGCACCACGAAAAGAAACATATAAAGGTTTTGTTGAGTACTTCTTGAACTTCTTACCTCGTGAACTAATGCCTTTCATCGTGCGACGCTTGACAGTTGCAACGGTATTCGATGCAAGTGCTTTGGTATCTTTTGCCGTCCAAATATCACGAGGCAATTTGAGATTGACCTTGACCGTCATCAGTGCCTCATCGATCTCTTTGGTGTGAAGCTCTGATCATATTCAGTCTTATTGTAAGTTCTCCATGATGCTCGAAAGTCGGTGGCCTTGCCTCCGTTCTTTTCAAGGTCAAGTTCACCCTCATCGATGACACCATCACCATCGAGATCCAAGTCAACCGATCGAAGTGCAAGGTCCATCAACTCAATACAACGAGCTCTCATTGCGTCGGCTGCATCAAGTTGCAGATTCATCTCATAGATTCGAGCAGCTGTGCAGTAAGCATGACAAAGCTCGAAAGCCTCAGCATTGAAGATCTCATCCTCTGTCACGTTGGAAGATCCAAGACGATCCCTGAGCATCAATGAAAGCTCATCAAGAGAAGCTTTGATCTGTGGTGCAAAGTCAGCTTGACGACGTGGCACCATGTCAGCAAGTGGAGCAAAACGATTCACAAAAGCATCGTGGTCAAGACCAGTGTCGAAAGGTCGAGGAGTAACCTTGATCACTCCTTTGTCCAAGTTGGATAAATTGTTTTGTCCAAGATCTGAAGTGTATGAAACTAAATATTGAAATGTTCCACTTGTCGCAGTGACATTGGCTGATGATGCTGTCACATACCACATTGCAAACTCAATAGTTGCACTTGTTGACAAGTCAATCTCACGAGGTAAAGGATCGGCAAGGATCGCAGTTGTTCCCACAATACGGACGATCTTGATTGAATACCAAGCATCTCCATCCGTCCTCAAGAATGCAAACGCTTGATCTCTCTCAAGAGAGTCAGAGCTTGCAATCGTCAAGGTCCTGCGATCATTGCCAATTGCAGAGACAGTGATGTTTGCTCTTGATTGATTCAAGTTGCTTGTCACATCACTTGACACTTTGAAAGTGATTGAAGGTGTTCCGTTAATGGGTGCAGGAGCATTCCATTCAAACATGTGGTCTTGACCTGTTATTGCTTTTCTTATCATCTCTTTGCTCCTGCGTTTGCTTTTGAAATGTCTGTTGTCTTTGCTCTGTCGAGACCTGCTGCCTTGATGAATCCTTCAGATACAGGACTCCAAGAATGTCGACAGTTATAACCTCCACCGGCAGTCTTGACAGGGAGACCTTGTTTGTTGTTGAGCTTTTTCATTTGCGATTCACTCACAACCTTGTCAACCAATGGCCGACAAAAGTCACGAGTTACACCATCAATGGGACCAGTGTATAAATAATAATGGAGATCAGCCTCTTCAGCAATGGCAGCAGTAACACTCCTTCCAAACATTGAAAGCTTTGTGTTGACTTCTGTCAACTGTCTCCCTGCTGCTGATTGCATCTTCTGAGATAGTGAGGAGATGGCTTGTGTCATGGGTACGTCAATCGACATCGCAACAAGCGACTCTCTGACACCACTTGCCACAGTAGGGATAATGACATCATCAAACAGAGTCTCAACTGCTGAGGTCTGCATGATGTCAAGTTGTTGTTGAATTGGAGTCAACCCGAGATCGGGCTGAATAATTCTTGTTGTTTTCTCGACGGCTTGAGAGATGAGGTCTGCTTGCTCGATGAATTCATCAATTGCAACGTCAAACCCACCTCTAATAATGAAGTCAATCAGCTGGTCTCTAGGTAGAGAGAGGATTGTCAATGGGTCGCTTGCTTGGACTGCCGTCTCAAGTGTTTTTAGGAATCGAGTTCTTGATTTATCGAGAACCGATTTCATTGCCTTCTCGGCTTTGATCTGAGTTTTTAACTCATTGATCTTTGCTTTGGTGATACGTGCGACATCACCCGATTGATTCTTGAGTTGTTTCTCAAGATCTTCAATTGCTAGTTGATCAGCATCTTGCTCGGCAAGAAGTGTGATTTCGTGATTGTCGCACATGTCAGCCTTATACTAAGCAATCAGTAAGGATATACCCAAGAGTTGAGTCAATCGCTTTGAACTGTTGAACTTCTTCAGCGTATACATAGCGACGTGTCGCGTCAAGGCTGTCATATTGACCTGCTTGCATTCCACCAAAATCGAAGTTAAGTGCTGCCACAGGCATTCCTTTGACATTACCACTCTTTTGTACAATTGCGTCAGCACCTTTCATGATGCCACAGAAGATTGTTTCAGTGTTCCAAATTTGTGATTCTGATGAAGTTGCACCAGGTACAGCAGTCTCGCGACGAGCTTCACCAACGTAGATATTTGGAATGCCAAGGATGTTGCGTAAAACTTCTTTTGTTGCTTCTTCAGTAAGAATACGGTTGCCACTTGCGAAAGCACCTGCACCACTCACGTCACCAGCATAACCACGTACTTCGGGATTACGAGCTAATGAACGGAATACACCACGACCAAAGATCAAGGTGTCTGCATTGATACCATGAGCAGCAGCAAAGACAAGATCTTTTAATTTGTCAAGACCTGTCAAAGCGTCAGTGCCTGCTGCGTCAACTTTGCCACCCATAACATTGGTACATGTATCATTTGAGAATGAAGCTGTATCAAAGATTAAGTTTGCAGCACGTTGCTCTTTTGCAAGCATCATCGCGCGACGTACTTTGCGAACGATACGAGCTTCTTCACCACCAGGATATTGACTGTCAATGATGTCTTCCATTGCGATCGAATCTTGTGCAGAGTAGATCTTTGCTTTGAAAGTCAAGCTAGTACGATCAAATGAACCAATGTTCGCACGACCTGCACCAGGAGCACGTTCAAGGTCAAGACCAACACCAGCACCCATGAAGTTGCGACTATTCTCTAAAAGAAATGTACCACTTCTCTCAGGGATCTTCACGTTTTCAAAGATTTGGTTTGCAATGAGTTGACTGTCTGAAGGTACAACCTCAGACACAAGGGACGTTAGAATCTCGTCGACTGGATGAATAACACTGTATGAACTAGCCATGAGTCACTCCTATGGTAATAAGTTGTTTGCACCAGTGAAAACGACAAGTAATTGGTCATTTGCTGAGGCACTTGTTTGGTTGATGTTAGGAATTACGCGAGCGATTGCATAGTTTCCACTTGTCGCATGAGCAGCAACTGCACCAGCAGTCGTAGCCATTACTAAAGGAGAAGTGTTGAAAGTGATTGCACCACCAGCGATAACACGAGTTAAGCCATGGATGACAACGTCAACAGCTTCACCAGCTGAGGCAGCACGTTGAGCAACACCAACACAAGCTGCGTCAGTTGCTGCAGTAGTGACTGCAACTTTTCCATTGCCGTCGATGCTGACAAGTGCGAATTCAGTGATTGCACCTGCTGCGATAAATGATTGAATGATTTGTGTGTCAGCCATGGTTATCCTCCAAATGCTTGACGATAAAAGTCAGGTTGTTGTTCTCTGAATAAACTAAGTGCGTCACTGTAGTTGATTGATTTCTCTTCAGCTAAAGCACGAACTTTTTGATCAAGTGATTTCTTACTGATCTCTTGACCACTTGCACCATGTCCAACCTCTTCGAGGGGTACACTTGAATTTGACTGA